CGAGTTCGGGAATGTTCAAGATGGTGTAGACCAACTGCTCACCGCTTACGAAGACCGATTGGTCAACGGATTGAAGAAGAGGGTGTGAGTTAGAACATGAGCCAAAAGCTACAAGAAAAAAGGTGGCATCAAGATGCCAAACCTTGTGCAGGATTTACTGGTCACCCACACATGGTTGATTACGAAGTCCGAGATATGAACAACAACTTCCTACGCATCGAACATGGCGGTTGCTACCAATGCCGAGTCTCTGCAACTTGTGAATCTGATGGTTCGAATGAGTTGGCATTGGCACTTCAAGATGCTGGCATCGAATGCCGTATCGAACAAACTGGTGGGTTCTGCATGGTTGTCTATGTGTACTCAACAGATAAGAAGAAGGCACTTACATTGACCACCGATGGCATCGGATTTGAACCCGATGTCGAGGAGGGAAACGAAGAGTGGGTAGACCTCACTTCTCAAGATACAGAAGGAGAAGCGATTCCCCTACTGGTTGAACTGACCAAGAAGAATCTTTGGAGGATTGGAAAATGAAGATTGCTTACATCTGCTCAACTTGCTGGACTGAAACTTCCACCAATGCAGATTATGAAAAGCACATGGACATATGCCAACCGAATCGGGTCAAGATGACCGACAGAAAGAACATCAAAGTGGGCGACCAATGGTTCGACATGATGTTCTTCTCGGATGGTTCGATTCAAAGACTATGCATCTCTTACATCGTCAAGGATGGGAAGAGGGTGGCAGTTCCTGATTGCCAAGCAAGGGTCTCAGATTGGGAAGCCAAGTGGCACTACTGCAAGAACTGCGATTGGAACCAAGCATCCTAAGTCGAAACCTCCCTTCGGGGAGGTCGTGGGGAACTGGTCTACCCCACCTGAAGAGACAGACCACCTAGAGAAAAGGAACAGAAATGAAACTAACGAAGAGAGGTAAACGAGTTCGTGCAGTTGCGATACTGCTCGGCATCGTTGCCGTCTATTACGCAATGACCCACATTTGGTGGGTTGGTGACCACTACTGCTGGGGCGACATGATTAGTTGCTACTTCGAGGAGGGTAAGTAATGAGACCAAAGCTCGAAGCAAGGATTCTCAATCATACTTGGGAAGAGTGGGTCGAGAAGTTCAAGCCAGTTCGTGATGAACATGGCGACATCATTTACTTCGATGGAGATGAGGAGCAGTTCAAGAACTCAGACCCAGCAACTCGATGGACTAATACCTGCGAAGGTAAAAGTGAATGGATTCATAATGGAATCTATTTCATCAACCGAATCGGACACATCCTCACCGAGGTTCCTTGGTCTGTGGATGAAGACATCACCATCACAGTTTCGGAGGGTGAGTAATGAAGTTCAAAGTGAAGTATGTGTACGAAGAGTGGTACGACCTAAACATTGAGGCACCCAGTCTCGAGGAAGCCAAGGAAAAGTTCTGGTCTGGTGAGTGGGAAGAAGAACCTCGAGAAGTCGGTGGCGAAGTCCAAGAAGGGGTTCGATTTGAGGAGGTGTCAGCATGACCATCAAAGAACTGTGTGTAAAGCATTGGATTCCTATTGACCAATGCAACTGCATCACGGATCGAAGAACTGGCAGCACCGAGCTGAAACGGATCATCGTGTCCATCTATTCAAGCGATGAGAACCTCCTTCGAGGTGAACTATCTCGGCGACTCGATGGGTTGGAGTGGTGGATTACTGACCGCCAATCCATTAGATTGTCCGAGGACACAATCAAAGTACTGGATACAACCAAGTGGAAAGATGAGGGTCAGGCATGAAGTTCACAATCACAGGTTCGTTTGAAACGAACAGACCTCTTACCGAGAAGGAGTTCGAAGACATTCACAACACCCTTCGACTTCAACTTGATGAACCGTGGGTCGAACAAGAAGATGGTCAATGGGATGACTCGGAGTTTGAGATATCCAACATTGAACTTGAGATGAAGGAGGGGTAGTGGGTTATGCACTCTTCTTCCTGTCCTTCTTCACATTCCCACTCGGCATGAGTGAGGATTCACCGATACTGATGTGGATTCCTTTGCTGATATGGCTTGGGGCAATCACATTGGGAGGAGAAAGATAGATGCACCGACTAATCATCGGTGGAGTCTTGATGGTGGCGGTCTTAGTATCGCCACCATTGAGGGCTTTGCCACCGAAAGCTGAAGCTGAAGTCAAGATCGAAAGCACGATCATCGAGGACATCCCGGTGATTCTGCACTTCGAGGACATGGACTTCAATCATCTGCCGCCAGCGTGGCAGAAGCTCGCTATGTGTGAGAGTAGCGGCAGATCAAATGCAGTAGCTGGACAACAGAAGCAGTTTCAAGGCTACTTCCAAATCGAATACCCAAGAACTTGGGTTGCTCACGGCGGCGACAAGAAGACACCGCCAAAGAAGGCGACACTAATGGAACAGTTCCATGTTGCCCTTCACATATATGCCGACCGAGGATCGAAGCCTTGGCCATATTGTGGAAAACATTTGAAGGAGGAGTATGGTCGCTGAATTGACAATGGCAACAGCGACATTAGACTGGGTGTAGTGGATCTGATCCTCCACTCTAGGGAAAGAACCCCCTCTTTGGAGGGGGTTCTTTCATAACCATTAATTGCTGTAACTTCCTCTAAACTTTCGTAGACTTTCTTCTGGTACACAATAGATTTCTGGTCTTTTCCAATCAGGTTTATCTAACCACTCAGGATTCTTAGCATCTACACCCATAATCCAACCGATTAACTCATAGTTCGGCATACCACCACGAACTAAAACAAACTTAATATCATCTCTAGCTTCAGGTCTTACAAGTAATCTACCCTGCTCATGCTTGGTGTATTTAACATCTATATTTGGTTCTATATCTACACCACCTTGACCGAAAGCACCACTCCAATAAGCACCAAGATATTTGGCTACAGCGATCTCTGCACCACACCCATCAACATCTAAGAGAATCCTTTGCCATGGATCAAGATCACCTAACCCTCTCATTTGTTGGTTCTTCATCGTGCTTACATATCTTTCAACTGCTGTGTTAACTGCCATCACAACCTCATATCTTTCAAGGTTTATCTTTAGACCCATGGCGTAGGCCCTCCAAGATGATCAATTATCTTTCGTAAAATTCTTTGCACTCTCCTATCCACAGTTGAATCAGAGAGTCCTAACTCTTTTGCTATATCAGATAGAGTCATTGGGGAAGCTCCATATCTTAGATAGATTATGTAGTTTTCATCTTTGTCTAGTAATTCAACAGCAGACCTAACATCAATGGCCATAGCCATGAGGTTGCCACCTTCGTTAGGTGCTGGAGATTTTCTTGGTTGTCCATCATCTACCTTGTCGATAAGGGTTGCTCCCTGCACATCAAACTGCAATGCAATAGGTAAGATAGATGCGATTGTTGCTGTGTTATAGAAGAACTCATCACCGGTTGAGTATCCAACCTTGGCTGCTTTTTCCTTGCGAGAATACTTTTCTATGTGCCGGCGGAGCCGAGCCATAATCTTTCGAGCCACCCACTTCGTCTCATCCTTTGAGACGGTATAAGATTCATCAAGATCTTCTTCAAGTTTGGGTCGCTGAAGCACATAGATGTTTAGTTCTTGTATCAGATCTTTATACTCTACATATCCAATGAACCTTCGGTAGATGGTTAAAGCGGATATATTGATTAGGTCATTGATGTGGTCTTTAGCTCTCTCACTCACCAACACTACCCTCATCATCCATCTCTATGATGGTGTCGATTAGAAATCTAATGGCGAAATACAATGCTGTAATTACAAGAATTGGAATTAAAAAAAAGAAAACCTTTTTCATAGTTTATTCCTAGGCCACTTTCCACGCTTGACCATCATGGCAATGATGGCGTAGTTGGCTAGATCTTTGAATGAATCTTCGATCGGTTCATGCTGTGGCTTACCATCGCTGAAAGCGAATAGGTTCTTGAGTCGTTCGAACTTGTCACCCATACGGACAAGCAGTCCGTTTATTGGGCCACCGAATGCATTGTTGATATTGCCGGGGCCGTAATCCCTCTGCTTACTTATCAGTAAGTTTCCTAGTTCATCGATGATATCCCACACATCGGTGACGAACTGGTTCATCTCTGGATCGGCGGAACTCGAACTACTATCTCTAGGCCCGAAGGTTGATTGCTTATACTTACTACCTTTAGGCCATTGCTTTCTAATAAGCTTATCAAATTCTTGATTGTTTCCTGAGTCTCCATTGTTACTCATCTAGTCCTAACCTCTTTCTCAGACCTTCTAATCCTTCTTCTATAACTACTGAGTTGACATCAGAACCTTGAGGTAATGGTATCAGTTCAGCGTGGTCAACTTCTTGTAAGACTTTCTCGGCGAGTTCCATACCCGGATTGCTACCATCTTTCTTTGTCTCGTCATTATCTGCAAGGACAAGTACTCGTTTGTATCCCCCGAATAATCTATTGAAGTGTGGTCTCCATGCTTTGACACCCGGTACTCCAACTGAAGGTAACAGTTGGCTGGCAATAGCTGCATCGAGTTCTCCCTCGCAGATTGCAACAACATCTGAAGGTTTTTGTAGATCGACTGCATTGTAGAGTCGGGCTGGCTGATGCATTGGAGCCATGTATTTAGGGCCCGGAGATCCATCGACTCTTCGGAACTTGAATCCTGCCACCCCATGGACAACTCTGTATGGGATGGATAGCCAACCGATAAATTGCACATGGCTAGGGTCACAATCTACTGGTACGGTGCCGAGTAGATGAGTTTCTGCCAGCTCTTGACTGAACCCTCGCCCCTGTAAGTATGCCACCGTCTCTTCGTTTATCTTTGTTTGATAAGTCGTAGCCAGCTCTTTTAGCAATGTCAACCGCTCTATCGATAGCAACACGAAAATCAACCCCTTCCTTCCACATCAATAGTGAGTATGCATCTCCACCTATGCCACAGGTGTGGCAGAAATACAACCCAGCCTTTTCTCCATCTGTTGACATCACGGCTGATCGGCGTGAGTCATCGTGAAAGCAACACCTTACTGCTTTCGAATATCCATCTCTTACTTCGCCACCGTAGTGGCGTATGACTGCTTTGAGTAGGTCAACATCAGCGGCCATAGGAATCTACGATTCTCTCGCCAATCCATTTGACTACATTGACGGTGACCGCATTACCCATCTGTTTATATCGCTGGGAATCAGACTGTCCTTCTGTCCAATCATCTGGAAACCCTTGCAATCTTTCGCATTCAAGTGGCATTAATCTTCTAATAGTTTGCTCAAAGATTGTCTGATCATTGACATTCTTGAGGGTGAATGATTTGTCAGAGAACATTGCACCCTTGCCACCACCGGGTTTGCCTTCCCTCTCACGAATAACAATCGCATGAGGTGAGGTGGTATCGATAGTGAACATGGGATCTCCTTCATCAGTATGTCCTCGACCATTGGGCCCAGCAGCATCTGACCTACCTATAACCGTGTTCTGTATTGCATGAACCATAGGTGTGTTCAGTCCTCCTGTACCCATATAACTTGTCAATGTGTTGATGGTGTCACCCTGAATCCTGACTCCATCAGATCGATGAGGATGGAAGATAATGAGTTTATCCTCATCAACATACTGATTACCAACACCCTTGTAGTCTCGTGCCTGTAAGGTTCCAATCACTTCGTTAGTTGCAATCAATACAGTAGCTCGAACATCTCCATTGTTTTCAAATGCGTTCAATGTAGGTGTCACTCCTCCCTCAACCCAAGTCTCATAATCGTCTTTACTCTTGGCTCTGCTTGCTTTGATAAACCAATGCATCTTCCAACGCTTTCGGTAGTACTTTGCCCCTACGATTAGCTCTACGAAGGATCCCTTCGCAAGCCTTACTGCTCAAGAAGTATCGGGGATTTGATGTCTTCTCGAGAACTTCCAATAATGAAGACTCTACGGCGGCGTTGGGGAACTCCGAAGAACTGCGAATCCAAAACTCTCCACTCGATGTGGCGATACCCTGAGTCGGCCATTTCAGAGATAACGACTCCGAAATCGCGGCCTTGGTTGCTTGATAATAATCCCGGCACATTCTCCAAGAGGAGCGTGTGTGCTTGGACTTCCCTAGCAAATCGAATGGCATCCCAGAAGAGTCCACTTCTTGCCCCAGCAATACCAGCTCTTTTGCCAGCGACTGAGACATCTTGACATGGGAATCCTCCGCATACGATGTCGACATTTCCTACCAATCCTTTCTTTTTAGCCCACTCAACTGCTGTAGTTACATCATCATGCAAAGGTACATCGGGCCAATGTTTTTGCAATACCTTCTGACAATGTTTATCAATCTCAACTTGACCTACACATTTCATCCCTGCTTGCTGGAAGCCGAGGTCAAAGCCCCCGACTCCAGCAAACAAAGATACGAATCGTAGTTGTGACATTACTTCTTTTTCTTTGTAGTCTTCTCTAAAGACTTAATGTACTGATGAAACTTATCAATCTCTTCTGTGTATTTCCATTCAAATAACTTATCTTTGATGTTGTAGTAGCCCCACTCAAGGAAGTGATAAAGGGCAACACCTGCTGTGACAGATAGGATTAGTGCTAGTGTCTCATTCATTTATTAGCTCCATAAATTCGTCTAGTTGGATAATTACAAATGCTTTACTGACATTGCTTTGCCTTCGCTTGGCAATGACAAGTGGAATAACTCGACCATTGTTCTTTCTTCTCTTCATCCAGTTATCCCTTTCAAGCACCGCTTCTTGTGTCCAAGGCCCGGGCTTAAAACCTTTTTCATTCTTAGCCTCTACTACGAAGTAGACCTGTCTGTTTAAGAACCAGAGATCGCCTTCATCATAGTTGCCAGAAAGTCTTAATCTTTCTGCTATTAATTCTTTACTTCGGAAGTAATCAATTAAATCTACTTCCCATTGCGTACCCTTGCGTTTGTTGGCTCGTGAAGTTTTGCTGTCCAAAGTTTATTACTCCCGGTCTCATGTCTGCTCTACCCTGTGCATTAGCATCAGCTATCTGAACTCTTGATGGATCTATAAGAAGAGTAGAATACTTAGTTCCATCAGCAGAGTGTTCACCGAATCGGTTCTTAACAGCAGCAACTCTGAACTCTCCATACTCTGGATTCATTGCAATAGAAAGAATCATCGAAGGAAGCTGTGAAGCTTTACCTAAGATGGCTCTTCGTGGTGCTGGCTTGTCTGCATCGTAATCTCTTTGCTCTGACATGTGTGTAAGAGCAAGGACACAGGCACCTGTCTTTCTAGCAACATGATGAAGTTCGGACATGATTGCCCGAATGCCTGACCATTCTTCCCCAGTAACGGACACGCAATTCATTAAGTTATCTATCACGACAAGTACCGGTGCCATGCCATACACCTCGCCATAGGCAAGGACTTCGAGTTCAATGGTGTCTATATCTGGTGACGGATCAAAGACCCACTTGATATGTGAGCTTTTCTCAGACAACATTGAATCGAAATAGTGTGAGTCCTGATCAAGATAAGTCTCCACTTGTTGTTGCGGAATCCCACTCAAAGCAGCGACAGTACGAAACATCTGTGTTATTGGATCCGTATCGGCAGAGAAATACAAAGTTGGTACCTGACTTTTAAGTGCATATACCAAAGCCATAAGACTCTTACCAGAGTTTGGTTGCCCAGCGATTAGGCATAGTTGTGAATGACGGAACCTCATCCCATGAAGCTTCAATGATTCCCACACATCGGGCAATGGTTTCGCTGAAGAGTTTGTACTGTGTACTGCTTGAAGTAAGTTCAACATTAGGCTGCTATAGTTCGCTTTCTTTCTATGTTGCAAAATCTTCGGATAAACTTTCTATCATATGCAGAGGAAGCTCCCCAATAATGGAAGTCCTCGTTATGTAATGCCCAGTTAAAACAATCTTTTAAGAGTGGACATTGACTACAGATCCCTCGCAGAACCTCGTAGTGACTGAAGTCTTTTTCATCTGTACAGAACATCTCTGATCCTACAGTTGCACAAGCTTCCTTGCCGGTGAAGGCCGGATACTTAGGTGTATCCGGCTCCACCAGTTCGATTAAAAACTTTTGGTGTTGTGACCTCATGGGTTACTTAATCCAAATAGTTTCGGCCTCAGCCACTCCTTTACTGAAAGGCTTCGGGCCTTTTACTGGATCGAACCAACCAACATAGGCTTTTCCAGCCTTGGATATTCCACGCTTCTTAGCATAGAAACCACGACCATCGGGTAGTGGTGGTGCATCAGGTAGACCATAAGTCCACTCGTTTCCGTAGCGATCTTTCAACGCTTCTACGCCAATGCTTGCAACTGGAGTATTAGGTTGTGCTGGTGCATTCCACTTATCAGTAGTAATAACAGTTCCACCCAAAGCATTCGCTATCTGTTGGGTAGACATTGGCTGTGCAAACGCATTAGCCATTGCTTGGAGTAGTGCCTCAGCACCACTCTGATCTAGGGCTTCAGACAATTTCTGTGCAAAGCCTGTATATGTTGCATCTGCAATTACAAAGATTGTTCCATCGTTTGTCTTTGTAGATACTTGAAAGCCGAGTTCAGCCATCTTATTTTTCCTCCGTGTGTTTGATGTTCAACCGTACTGATTCTTTTCCGGTTGTTTTCTTTGGTACAAAACCCATCTTCTCTTTGACCTGTTCCTCATCAACGGATTGACGAGCTGCCAGAGTTGTCCAGCTTATCTCTACGCCAGACAATGTTCTTCCGAAGATACCTTCGAAAGTAGATTTCAAAGAATCAGATTTTGTTTCTAACTTTTTGATTTCGTTATTAACTTGTAGATATTCTAAGGCATTGCTATCCACCTGTGGATCATCAAGAAGAATCTCCGCCGGTGTGATACCGCCTTTTTTTAATCCAGTACACCCCACTTCACCACTTGGATCATAGTACTTGCAGTAGAACTGACAGTAACTAGCATCCTTTGCTGGTGGTGGTGCCTCATCTGCAAACTCAATATTGCGTAACCAGTTGAGAGCTTCTTCGGCGATACTTGGATCGTATGCCTCAGAGTGTACTTTGATATCTCGTTCATCCCCATCTCGTGGTATGCCCACAAGATTTACAGTTTTAACTTCGTAGCCATTCTTGGCTAAGAGGTAACCATAGGTTTGAACCTGCCAGATTTGTTGCCTTGATGGAAAGAAATTAAGATTCTTAATCTTAACAGTTTTCCAATCGACAACAGCACCAGATGATTTAATATAGAGATCGACATGGGCTTTTATTCCATCTGCTTCGACCTCAGTTTCAACAAGATATTCTTCCTGCTTTGGATCGTGCAATGCAAGAGCCTGTTCTATGGCTCCGTGAATTGCAGTACCCATAATAGCAGCAAGCTTTAACTCATTGCTATTGGTCTCAGGTTGTTCATGCAACCTGTACCAAACCTTGCGTGGGCAACCACCAAGTTCTGATGGCCCTACTTGTGTCTGAGTTGATCTACCTCTTAAAGCATCTTTCTTCTTGAGGATATCAATCAATACATCTTTAATTTCCTGCATTGGCTTCTTCCTTTATCTTCATTTGTCTTGCATATTCTTGCCAGTAGAGTCCATAGTAAGCGACATCAAAACTAAATCGCTTCATATGTTGAGCCAATGCACCGGTGTGTGCATGAACTTTGATTCCACATTCCTTTAGTTTCCTAAAGAAAATAATATCTTCACCGACAAACTTATCCTTACCTAAATCTTTCTCAGCAAAGAATGATTGATCCGGAAACTTCTCTCTTAATTTTGGAACTATTGACTTGTGCATAAGAACTAATCCCATACCTGCACTATCAACTTTAATTAGTGTGTCTAGTGGAAGTGGGTGGATAAACTCCATATTGTACTCATCTCCTTCTTTGTCTAAGAATATAGCCGGCATAGGTGTCATTAGGCTGGCCTCCATTCCTTTAGATACAAAGTACACCCCAGATACGACAGGCCGTGAGATCTTATCGGCAGCATCCCAAAGCTTCTTTAATATGTCTGATGTTAGAACTACATCTGAATCTACCCACAGTAACCAGTCTGTTCCCACATGATCAGCCCATAGTTCTAGAAGATCCATACGCTGTCTGGCAATCTGATTGCCTTGGACACGAATTGCATTATTAAAAAATATCCCATGCTTTGCAGATGTAAGTGTTGTGTATAGCAAGCCCTCTGTGAACTTGCCATCAGTCATACCATTGTCACACCAGCCAACAGATAAAGTTTCCTTACTACTATGCGGCATCTACTTGCCACTCCTTCCAATGTGGAATCTTTGCAGTATCAGATTGATTAGCCTTCCACGCTTTCCAAGCTTCTCTCTTCTTGTGATTTTTAAGAGACCTTCCATTAACATGAGGCTTCTTGGCTTTGGGTTGCTTTGGGTTTTTCTTGGAAGCTTTACCGTTTCGCCGGTTCGTATTTCTAACACCACTACCCCTGCCTCTCTTGGGTTTGCCCATCCTGCGACCTTTCTTTCTGTAGAACTATTATTGCGTATTCAAGTCCATCAACTAAACCTTGTTTGTATTCAGTATCAGGTAGTGGTTCTGCTTCTAAAAGCTTCTTGCAAAACTTATCAATGTAAAAATCTTTAAGTAACATTTTGATATCCCCTAATGTAATCCTCTACCAACTTAGAGATCTTCGCCTCTCCATCGACTGGTCGCCATACGATCATTATTCCCGGAAGAATTAGATTCTTTTCTTCTGGTAATGGAACAAGTTGAACCATGCGATCAGCAATAAAGAACCCTTCGTGGAACCAATCAACAAGATCTAGCTTGCCCAATAGGTACTGGCTGGATTCATATGCATGATCCCACCAGATAGATATACCACCATCTCTGCCATAAGAAAACCCCATTACCCATGGATGAGGGCGTAGTGAGGAATCAGATAACTCAGCCATCTGTGCATAGATGTTGTTTACCTCAATCAGCTTTTCTGTCATGGAATAAGTGTGACACAGGGGTATGACAAATTGTGGGATTTCGGCGTGTCGTGCTATTGTTGGCCTACCTCGAAAGAGGTGGGGCAGAAACTTCAAGGCGACACTATACGGTGTAGCACCTAACCTCCATAAGTTTTTTATGGGGGAGGGGGGCATTTCTTAAAGCTCTTCTACCGGTGTAGTTTTTAGGCATAAAAAAAGAGGGCCACCCGAAGGTGGCCCCATTTCTTGTAAGAGTTATTACTCTTCGTCAATATCCTCTGGATCTGTCCAGAGAGCTGCATCTGTCTTTTCGTTCTCTATACGCTGTGCATACTCACCTAGACCCAATGCAGACAAGACAAAGATGACTGCTTGCTCTACTGGAATATCTGGTGATATTAAAGTAACGATTAAGGCAACTGCTGAAGATACAAACGCTGCAACTCTAGCAGGATGACGATGAATTAATGATTTGATTTTTTCCATTTAGTCCTCCTTTGGACTTGGTACTTCACATTTCTGTGGGTTCCGATTCTTCAGACTTTGAATGACAGCATCTGGAGAAGAGAACACTTTCTTTTTTGTCCAAGGGAACCAAGAGCTTTTATCGTTCTCATGCTTTGGATCGATGGAGATATGCATATGTTTGGAGTGTGGGTTTGATCCGGTATACCGGCGGTCTCCCTCACTTGCTCTGGCACGAGACCAGATCTTGCTATCGAAGATTAAGTAGACAACTCTCTTGTCATCCTTAAACTTCTGAAACAGTTCATGGCAGTCTATTCCAGACTTTGGATCATGGGTTAGATCGACTGCATGTCCTGTGTTGTGATCAGAATTAGGACTGGCTTTTAGGTGGGCAGCAGAAGGCAGGAGCCCATCGCTGGCCTTGTTGCGTTTCGGAAAAAGTTTGGTTGCTTGTCGCAGAACAGCAAGGGCAGCAGGTGTGGCTCTCTTGGCAACAGGTTTCATTTATAGCTTCCTTATCCACACTTGAGATCCTGTATCTATTAGTTCAATCTGATCCTTGAGTAGGGTCAGAAATAGGTCTATAGCTGGCTGTGGTCGCTTTTCAAGGGGTAATTCAGCCCCCCATAGGTAGTCATCAAAGGCCATGATTCCGCCCCTCTTAAGGGCCTTCCAGCCAAGGCTGGCATCCTGCCAGACCCCTTGGGCTGTGTGATCCCCATCGATATAGATAAAGTCATAGATCTCTTCTTTGGGCAGTCGAGTATAGAACTCTAGGCTAGTTGATTTAACCTTTGTTACTCGTGGGTAATCTTTGAGCTTCCAGTCGTAGGTCTTTTCTACATCGGTAAAGTCCATCTGGTGGTGAGCTTCTTCATCTGATCCTTGCCAAGTATCCACATCAACAAGGACTGAACTCTTCTGAGTCAGGATGTTTTGCATTAGCCATAGACTGGCATCACCTGTAAAGGCACCGACTTGTAAGAATCTTAAATCTTCTTTGTCTTTGAATCTTGCTAGATGTTTATCGAAATACGCAATGGCGTAAGAAGCAAACCAGTTTGGATAGCTCACTTCTGTATCAATATCTCATACAATCTGTCTAGTTTTGCAGACAGTTTATCGACCTCATCACGCAAACTTGTTCCACCATTAGGTTTAAGTTCTGCTAAATAATGTTTAACTAACCATCTAACGCCACCTGCTAATGCGGTGACGATTGTTATTACGGCGACCGCAAGGCCAACCCAGTCAAGGTAGTTCATTAGACAACCGTTCTCATTGTGATAGTGATGATCCCTCCGAAGTTATCGCTATTGCTACTTGGTGGTGTCATGCGAGTGAATGAAACTTCTTCGATTACGGTATCGAAGTTTTCACCAGAGGTGAAATCCTGTACGAGAACAGTAGAACCACTAGATTCTAAGGACTCTAACGCTGCTATTCGGAACTTAGCTCCATCTTGTGTACCGAAACGAACGCCTCTTCTATCTGTTTCAAAGTCATAGCACATCAAAGGCATTTGAATAAGCCTAGATCTGGTAGGTGATGGGATAGCCTTGATGGCATAGCCACGAAGTACTGCACCCTTAGTAGTATCTGATGCACCACGATAAAGAGTAAATGTTAATTGACCATTAACTTGTGGTGATAGATATGCAGAAGATAAATCAAAGTCGGTATTATATTCATTACCTTCAGTCAAGGTAACGATCTGTGATCTACCTTCGTTGGAATTAGCATAGACTTCAATCTTTCCAAGAAGAGTATCAGTCTCAACACGAACTCTTTTCCATGCTTTCTTTTCTAATGTACCCCAATTGACAGTACCTGTGTCTAAAGTTCCTTCAGCAACTAATTGAGTTGCATGTTCTAAATGAATACCACTTGCTGTAATTGAAAAGAATAGCTGACCACTTGTTGGGAAAAAGCCTATAGAGTCTACTATTCCTGTAGTTCCAGAAGCAGATATATCTGTAGCAAAAGGATAAGCACCATCGTCAAGTAGAGTTCCAAGATAGATTCGATAGGCACCAGATGCACCACCAATACCTGCTTTAACACCTGCCCATATGTATGAATCACGAGCTGCAAAGCAAAGCACAGGACTAGCAGTCTCAAAAATTATGGGGCCATAAACAATGGTTGCATCATCTGCAATAGCAGCAATACGAACACCACGAGATGTTCCAATGGCAAGAAAAGTTCCAAGATATCCAAACAATGAACGAACAGTTTCGCCACGAGGTATATCTGCTACAGAGATAGCAGCCCCTAAAGCACCGGTAGCAGCATCAGGCTGCACCTTAAAGATTGCAGACTTATCACCGGCATAACCAGAGAGGTAGATAGCTCCACGACCCTCTGCAATATCTGACCAGATCCATCCAATAGGTACTGTGGTTGTATTTGCTATGGGTGTGATACCAGAAATATTATGTGTACTTGCATGGCTTTCGCTAAATGGTAATGAATATACAGCAGCAGTAGGTGTAGTTCCTGCAACATAACTAATGCCAGCCACAATACGATTCTTTACAAACTTAAGAACTACATTGGTAGCGTTTGCTGTATTAATATGGTAATGCTGGTGAAGGCTAAGTGATCCACCAGTAAAGTCTCCATGGTAGATATAATCTTCAGTAGCTAAATAAAGCTCTGTTCCATCTGTTTCAGCAGCAAGAATCTTTTTAGAAATCGTTGCACCAGTAACAAGAGTACTTGCGGTACCGGCTGAGGTAACAAGGGATACTCGAATCTGAGCTGTGGTAGCAGCAGTTGCCTCTGTGTTAATAGCAAGGATATAATCTGTGCCACCATAACTTGCTGATAAGGCTATGGTCTTTGCAGTAGCAGATGTGCTTGTAACATTGTAGATCTTAGAGGTGTCTTTAAGGAGAGAAAGTTCACCGGGAGTCCAAGGATCAATACCTGTGGATGTAAAGTAACGGAAACGAAGAAGATCAGCATTACCCTCAAGAGCTTCTTGGAACTGGATACCTGCACCAAGATGCCATGATGTTTGAGATCTAACCCAAAGACCTGAGTCAAGGGTCTGCTCACCCGGTTCACGAGCTTGGTCAACACGCTCATACTTCCATCGAGCTGTCGATCTACGATAAGGAATGACATCGGTAATGTTGTAGAGGAATGGCAGACCACCTACAGCAACATCAAAGGCATAGGTGTCTGGATCGTAGTACTGAGATGTACGACCGGTGAGATCATAGATAACTGTCTCTGTAACATCCGGTGATTTCGAGGTCTTTAATACCACGCAGACTCCTTATGTTGAAAGTTGATGGAAGTTCTTACTTATGACATTAGGCGAGGACACTTCCTAAACTGCCTCTGTTTCAAACTTAAGCCTGTGGGCCTGTGATTTCAATCCACTCTTGATTTGGTTCAAACCATGCATACATCTTGCCATCAGTTGGATAAGCAACAGGACACTCCCATTGGCAGGTTGTTTCATTAAGAGTCCAAGATGCCCAAGGTTGTGGTGGAATAAACGCATTACGCCCTGCATCATAGGTGTATCCAATACCTGCATAGTTCTTACGGATGTTGCCGTTATAGGAAGTTTGCTTCCATAATGTGTGTCCGTGTAGTGATGTTAGAAAGTCAATACCTGCTTGCTCTGACTCATTACCATCTACGGTAATAACATCATTGTTTACAACATGTACTGCAAGTACATTGTTGTTTTCATCTAGTTTTGCAAAGTGTGCCATGTTTCTCCTTAGTAAGTAATTGACCCGTCACCAGTAAACTTGTAAATGTGGTAACTTCCTGATGTAGTATAAGTAGGTGAACCTGTTGTTGCAGATGCTGCTTGGGTTGCACGGACTATTACTACGCCACTACCACCTGCTGCACCACTAACACTACCACCGCCAGCAGAGCCACCTGCACCGCCACCAGTATTAGCGGTTCCAGCATCTCCAGCAGCACCGCTAACATACTTTCCTGTTCCACCGCCACCTTGACCACCAGCAGCATTAGATGTTCCAGTATTACTAGCAGCACCGCCACCACCACCACCAGCATAATAAGTAGATGTTCCAGTTATTGATGATGAAGTACCATCTCCGCCAAGACCACCTCTAGTTGTAGTAGCGTTACCACCAACTGCACCAGCACCGCCGCCGCCGCCTGAGTGTGTGTAAACAACATTATCGCTTTTACCACTACCACCGTTATTACCTTGGGATGGAGATGTTGATGGAGTATTACCAGCACCACCACTATAAGTTCCATCAGGATAACCATAGGCACCGCCACCTGAACCACCTGAACCACCACCTGTGGTTTTTCCAGCACCACCGCCAGTAGCAGTATGTGAATTAAATGTAGAGTCAACACCATTACTACCGTTAGTACCACCACCAACGGGGGCAGAACCACCAGCACCGCCACCGCCAACAGTTACTGTGTAAGTGGTTCCTATTGTTAATGATTGAGAAGTAAACTCACGGTAACCACCAGCACCGCCACCCGAAGTTCCACCAAAAGAATTACCACCACCTGAACCGCCACCACCTGCAACTACTAGGTAGTCAACAGTAAATGGAATAGTTGTAGTTTGATCCCAAAACTTAGATGATTTAGTTCCACTCTTAATGGAAGCTGTTGAAAATTTACGAATAGACATTAGTAAGTAATACTCCCATCACCGTTAAATTGATAAATGTGGTATGAACCTGATGTTGTGTATGTGGGAGAACCAGTTGTAGATGCTGCTGCTTGGGTTGCACGAAGGATAACTACTCCACTACCACCATTTGCACCGTTTCCAGTTGGATAATTATTATCGTTGTAACCGCCGCCACCACCACCACCTGTGTTAGAGGTTCCAGCAGTTCCTTGATTGTTTCCGCTAGTAGCACCAGCATCTCCGCCACCGCCTTTATAAGCAGTTGTAGATGTTCCGCCACCAATACCTCTAGTTCCTCCATGATTTGGAAATCGGTACCCACCACCGCCACCGCCACCTGCATAGTAAACAGATGAACCAGTAATTGCTACGGCTAATGCAACACCACCATTTGCTTGATTACTAGCAGCATCTCTACCAATACCAGCACCGCCAGCACCGCCTCCACCTCCACCGCCATAAGGAGTTGAACTTGTATCATTTCCACCATCATTACCTTGAACAGGAGATGCGGTACGAGTACCACCTGCACCAGTACCAGGGCCATCAATAGTTGAACCACCACCAGAGCCACCTGAACCACCAGTATTGTCTGAACCCGAAGTAGACCAACTACCACC